CAATAAAGGTGAAGTTCCCGAAGAGATGATAGACGAGAACCTGCGCACCGACATCGGCTGGCTGCGACGGCTCACCCTCTCGCTGGAAAACTCGAAGGCCATGCTGGATGCATTAGTGATAGACAACGGATTATACTACAACGTGGCCGACCTCTCCAGCAAATTCAACAAGCAGAAGTTCTTCGACAAGAATTTCTACCCCGTCAGCCTTTTCTATTTAGGCATGACGACACTTTTCAATGATTATCGCATGATGTTGCCTAACCTGACCATGCGCAGTATCTACATGGACTATTACAACGTATTGAACCGTATAGACGGTGGTGCCATGCGCTATGCCCCCGTCTACGAGAGGTTCACTCAAGAGCGTGATTTTGAATCGCTTGTCCGGAATTATTTCGAGCAATACCTCGGCCAGTTCCCTGCACAGGTGTTCGACAAGATTAATGAAAATTTCATCCGTTGCTCTTTCTTCGAGTTGGTATCCCGCTACCTGAGCAGTTGCTATACCTTTGCCATCGAACAGAACAATTCGGAAGGACGCGCCGACTTCGAAATGACCGGCATACCGGGCACGGATTACTACACGGACGACCGTCTGGTGGAGTTCAAATATTACAAAGCCAAAGAGGCAGAAAAGATGTTAGGATTGGATGCGCCCCTACCTGAACATGTAGAGCAGGTGCATCGCTATGCCGAAGACACACTGCGGCATTTCCCGAATTATAAGGTGCGTACGTATGTGGTTTACATCTGTGCCAACCGAGGATGGAAATGTTGGGAGGTATAGAAGAAGGCGTATATATCCGGAGTAACTGTGAAGTGGTAGTACTGATATAGTTGTTGTATTGATAAGTATAGATAAACTACCTTTTGAAAAAACGGCAAAGCAAGATAGAACAGAGAAATGGTATTTTTAAGATAAAATATTGTATATCAAGTATATAAGGTGGTGCTTTGTTAAGAAGAAGCATGCATATTCATCGGAAAAAGAAATTAATATTAACACTCTGTTAATATTAATTCTTTATAGCCATGAATACGTATTCTTGCACTTAAAGAATTAATGTTTTGTAGAACAGGAATTAATACTTGGAAAAGGTGATTAACAATGTTAAAAAAGAGACAATTGCCCCAAAGGAGATTATATCCGTTTGATACGGTCGAAACTTAAGTAAAAAAAGATCCCTGCTTCAACATCGAAGCAGGGATCTTTTTTTGAATAGAAGTTTTTTGAGTTTATTTTTTTATAAACCGCCGGGTAGTCACTTTGTCTTCGGATACAATCTTCAATAGATAGATGCCGGTGGAATAACTGCGACACGAAATGTTAGCTTCCGAGCTTGCTGTTTCTTCCATATAAAGCAATTGACCGTTTAAACTGACAATGTAAATTTTATTTTTATTTCCATTACCTTCGGGCATGTTTTTGATATATAACATATCCGTTACGAGTGAAGGATATATAAGAGTATTGTCTTCCTTTTCCAGTTCGTTTATCGAGGTCAGCCCATCTGCAGTGACGGTTATTTCCTTGTACACATTGGAACCATCAATCGCACTTGCCCGTACAGTTATTGAACCGTTTTTATCGCCTTTGGCAGTCAGTATTCCGTTCTGGTTGACAGTTGCAATGTCATTGCCCGATATTATTGTCCAGTTGACCGCCCTGAATGTAGCATTTAACGGATAGATATCGGCAGTCAGATGGATGCTGGTTTGTTCCGGTGAAAGGGTTGGTTCTTCTGTTGAATGAACGATAATATCTTCTGCAAAAATTACATTGGCTGCACCGTCAGTACTGACGATATTTGAGCGTACGGTTGCTTTGCCGGCTCTGCTTTGCCGGCCGGTTTGTATCGGCTTCCAATTGTCTTCGTATTTGGCATCAAAGTCCAATGCATAGTAGAGGATGCCTGCGGGAGCATTGAGATCTGAGTAAGAGGTGTTAGTGCCCGAGATCTCTGCTATTACGGTCAGGTTATTTGGGGTGGTACCTCTTAAGATACGGTATGTCTCTATGGTCGCTCCTTCGTATTGGCTCCAAGTAACATTCCATCCATTACCTGCACCTTTGTTTATCATGGCATGTACACCTTGGTGAGGTGTGCCGGGAGTGGTTTCTGCACCATAATTGGTTTGCAATGTCAGACGATAGCGCGATGCTTGAACTTGCGGGTTGGATGTCATATCTACAAAGCTCGTTTGCGAAACAGGGACGGTGGCTAATAAATAGAAGTCATTGTACTTGCTTCCTTCTTTGTAGATGTTTACATTGCTGACGAATGCAGGGATTGCAGTCGGGTACTGCCAGGATATACTATATTTTCCGGTGGCAGGATCTACTGTAATCAGGTTGATTTCCTGTCGGGACAGTTCGTCTGCGACTGTAATACTCTTGTCACAAGTAGCGATGCCGCAAGGAGTAGAAACAGACAGGCGCAATACGAAATTGCCGGTGCTCATAAAGGTTGCTTTCGCTTGGTTACTGTTTCCGTTGCGTACGATGCGAACCGGTGGAACTCTGTATTCGCCCAGTACCTTGAAATCACTTCCGTTTTTGCTGACTTCCCATGAATATTCGTAGTCGCTTTCCGGCAAAGTCATCGGTGTTTCGGCAACGAGCAGTGCTTGCGAAGGGATAGAGAATTCCGGATTGATGGCGGGAGCTACCCAAATTTCGGCAGTAGACGTTACCCCGTCGGAAGTAACGGATATCTGTTTCTTGCCTTCCGTATCCCAAACTACCTCATACTGTATTTCTTTACCATAGTCCGTATAGAATATCTGTTTTCCTCCGTCCCAATCCCAGGTAATGCCGGATGCGCTGGCGTTGCCGGTATAGGCGACTATGGCAGATGTTCCTGCGCAAACGGATAACGGCAGTCGCATCTTCGGGTTAGATTCTATTGTTAATAGATAGGGTTCGGAGAAGGGGGACGTAGCATTCCATCCGTCAATAGCCTGTACCTGTATTTCATAAGTTCCGGTAGGCATTGCAGAGAGCGGAATAGAATAAGTGGTGGCATTGGTGTAGATGAAATCGGTAATCACTGCCGCATCGGCATTGAGATCGTTCATCGGAGAAATGATATAGGCACCTTCTCCTGTCTGTCCCTGTTTCTTAACGCTGATATTATAGCGCATCAATGTATATGGCGTTTCTGCATCTTTGGCCGCATCCCACTTTATGACGGCAAAATCTTCGGTTTGTGTTCCGCGAATATTTGACGGGGCTTCGGGGCGGGTATTGCTAACAGTAGAAAGATTTTTGTAATATTGGTCAGAAGCCCATTGATTCGATTCTACAAAATCGGGCACTCCGTCTCTATCGACATCAATTTCAATGTATTTATCTGATCCATCAATCCCAATTCCGTTGTAGTCGGAACGGTTGTCTCCATAGTTAATGAACCTGGTTTGTAAATCATCGTAAAAATAGAGAATGGAACCGTTATATCTGGAAAGAAGCGACAAATCCAGATATCCGTTATTGTCAAAATCGAATATTTTCCCGATTTCCAGTCCATCCAAATTCATTGGTAATGTGATTTCTTTCACCTCTTTAAAATCTTCATTCTTATTATTTAGAAGAATGAGGATTGTATTGTCATTTTTCTGGATGAGTAGATCGGGATAGCCGTCGTTATTCATATCGGCAACGGCAGAAATTTCTATTTGGTCTTCTTTAATTTCCTCGGGAACAATTATGGGGCATTGGCGGAAGCTGCCATCTCCATTATTAAGATGTATTACGTATTCATATTCGTTATTACCCAGATATGACTTTCCGATGAAATCATAAAATCCATCTTTATTAAAGTCGGCAGTGATGTTGTTATAACTATTAAGAATCTCAATTTCGGTAAAATCTATATCGTTTCCGGTATTCATAAACAGATAACTGCCGTCTGAAAAGAAATCCATATAGCCATCATGATTAAAGTCCATGGTTTTTAATTCATACCATATATCTGTGACGGAATTTACATCATGAATTTCTTCGGTGAGAATCTTATCTCCCTGATTGGTATAATGGCGGTTAGTTGGCTTGGTGCCATCATAATAGCTATAGCTACGAATAACAATATCAGCCAAGCCATCTCTGTTAAGATCTGTAATGTATGATTTGTCATTGAAAGATAGATTCGTGTTATATATTTTTTTCACTTTGGTGTAGTTGCCTTTCCCGTCATTCTCATATATTCCGTTGTCAGTGAGTAACTCCAGCATTCCGTCATTGTCAATGTCTATGGCACCTTCGGTAGTTGTTTTCGGTGACATTGATAGCTTTTCCATAACTAACCTATTGGCAAAGATAAATATTGTCTGGTCGGTAACAGCCGTTACGTTTCCTTGTGTATCCACCGTTTGCAGCGAAATACGTTTCTCGCCGGGAGTTGTAAACCGTATCTGGTAGACAGAACCATTATTACTTTCGGAAATGATGGTTGCATCTGCCATATCCCACTTATACTCTAAAGAAGGATCTTTAGGGGCAAGCAAGGCCAAGGTTATTGTATCGCATACCGTTCTCTCGTCGGATAAGCGGAATCCGGAACCGGATTGTGACTTTTCAAATATCGTTTCCTCCGACCACATAGAACCTTTATGCATCGGGTCAATGGTTTGTATAGCGATATAATATTTTCCGGCATTCCATCCCGAGGCATCCAAGATACGGTCAAGGTTATACCCCATGTTACCATCCAATAGATTTAACCGCATTCCGTTTTCTGTGGCGTGGGCGTAGTAAATATCTCCCTTACCCGGCTTGGTACCGATGCGTAAGGCGTAAGTTAAATCAACGGAAGAGGATTCTGTGTCTTTTCCGGGTTGCCAGCTTATCTTTAAGAATCCTGTGGAAGGTTCAAACAAGTAGGAAGGTTTTTCCGGCTTTTGCGGAGCCTGATTAGCAGTAATATCAGGCAAAAGATCTTTTACAGAGTATACCATCGATGTCTCTTTTCCTTGATCGTTGTAATATTGGCTCATTATGTCGTAGTAACCATCATTGTCGATGTCTGCCGCTTGAATACGATAGTTGTTTTTAGACTCTGTCAGGTGGATAAGAGGAGTAGGCTGAAGTTCGAATTGCATTCTATTATTGCCTTTCAGTAGTAATACATCATTGACTACGTCGGAGTACTTCTTTGGCGCATATTGGGCCACAATATCATAATATCCGTCATGGTCGATATCTGCACAAGCTTTAAATGCCAGTTCCTCGTCAAAAGCCGTTTCGTGCATTTTGAATTTACCTTTTCCGTCGTTTTCCATAATGACAAGATAGGCTGCTCCATTAGAATCCAGATAACTGAACGGCAACAAGATGTCTATATCTCCGTCTTTATCAAAGTCATAGCACCATACTTGCTGATCCATACTCAGATTACTGATGAGTTGTTGTGTCTTCTCTGTTCCATCTGATTGGTATACATGTGCAGTAACGGTTTTACTGGCAGGCTCATAAACGATATAATCTAATCGTTGGTCGTTGTTTAAGTCTCTAAAGTAAATGGCACCTCCCATTGGCAATCCCACATATTTATCTTTTGCTACATACAATAGGATTTCTCCGGTACCGGTGTTTACGATATCCGGATAGCCGTCTTTGTTGAAATCGATATTGCTTGTCTGATAGCCCATGCTGCCGGTGTATTCTCCTTTTCCGCCGATAAACATGTCTTTTCCGCTAAGGAATGCATCGTTTCTGTCTTGAACAACCACTCCGCTATAATTTCCGTTTTGTGACCATTCGTCATTTGTTTTGTCGCGGTTGAGATATTCATCTTGCGTTAATATCTCTAATTGGTGAATTTCGAACGAGCCATCTATCAGTTGTACGGCAACTTTAGAATGGGGTAACAAGAAATCCGTTAATCCATCATTATTGTAATCGCAGGGGACAAAAATTTCTCCGGACTTTCCGGTTATACGGGATGTTCCCCAAGATTCAAATATTTGAGAATCTTTGTTTTCACCTTGTTCATTGTTTGTGTAGACTTTGTAGTCAAAAGAATGATTCTCATCGTTACCTCGTAATATGCCTCCACAATAGTCAATGGTTTTGTCGTTGTTTATATTGCAAGGCATCAGGCTGCTAATGTTCTCCGGAAAATCTTCATATTTCTGCGCCCTGCCGTTTATTAATTTGTATTTCCCAAAAGATTTCCAATAATTACCGTACTCTTCTTGTCCGAAACAGAATTCCATTTGTCCGTCTCTGTCTTCGTCATACCAGTAATTCAAGTCGAATTGCATAGCATTGTTGGTTGTTCCGGCAAAGAATTTGCTGATTACTACTGTAGGTGTTTTCCCTTTTTTGTTGACTACTGCCTTGAAGCCGGGTATCATTTTGTATGTACCTGTAGGTAAAGTTCCCAGATCGACCGTAGCTATTCCATTGACCGTAGTAATGGGAATTTCTTTGTTTATGTTATTTTTATCTATGAAGTATAGTTCTATGTTTTCCATGGAAGAACTGGCTATTTTAAAGGAAGCCATTCCTTTACTACCATTTTTACTTATTGCTAAAGAAACTTCCGGCAACCAGCAAAAGGCTGTTTGGCCGGCTTCGCATTCTTCTCCCGATAGAGTATAGGTGTCATCGCTGACAGTCCAGTTCAAGTCATTACTAAAACCGTTTATTGTTAGTGCACCTATTTTTACGGAAGGTACTATATTGTTTATTCTTAAATAATGAATGTCTTTTGACAGGGGAGTATTACTTGTGGACTCTGTATTAGTTGAGTTGAGCAGATCGTACGTTTCCCCGTCTATACTTCCATAAATATTGAGATGACCGCTTTTCCCAGTGATAAGTAATGAACCGCCTTTCTCTGGCAAGGTAATTTTTGGGGATAGTAGATCGATTCTGCTGCCACTGATGATTGGGGCTATAGAACCCCATTCTCCTTTTGTCAGTTTCCAACCGCGAGCTTGTGGCTCTAAAGTATAAGGGAATTGTGAGATCGGGCTTATATCAGTAGTTCCCGCTTCACCGACAATCAGATCTTTTACCGAAACTACTCCACGGGGAGTTTTTGTAAATCTGAATTGGCGGCATTCCTCGTTTAGATTGAAAGTGACTGTTTTTTCTTCTTCATCACAGAAACTACTGAAAAGAATATTTCCTTGCTCATCAAGCGTCTCAAATAAGGGGGGAAAAACGAAGCGTGTAAATATGTGGTCGGCCTGAAAAGAGGTGATTACTTTGGTTGTCAAAGCGTTAGGATGGAATCGGTGTGAGCGGACAGGAAAAACGAAGCGTTTACATCGCTTTACATTGGGCTTACATTTAAACTTCGTTTGAACGCCATTCAAATGGGATACTTTACATCTCAAGTTGAACATGGGAGGAATCAGGCTTTGTATTGCCGATTAACTGCTGTAAACCGGTCCCGGTCAAACTTCCATCTACAAATGTAGTCAAATACCACGGTTTATGCAAATTGAGTGGAGGGCACCAGCATATATTATCCTTTTTTATTTATTTAAATTATTCCATATACGATGTATTTGGTATATTTGCAGTGAAATAAATGCTGTATATTATGAGTAAAGTTATCCATGTACATTTGATTTTTGAGAAAAAAAATATCTATTTTGGTAGTATATCAGCCATCTTTGACACTCTGACGGAGAAACAGGTCGGGATTACCAAGAGTAGCCTTTTACATGCGGGGTTGGTTGATGACATTGCAAAATACACAAAACGTGCGATGATTATCCAGTCCCGTTTGATAACATGTACCAGAAAGGGATAAAAACGCCTTAGAACGCATTAAAAGCCGCATTCTGCGGCTTTTTTTTGTGCCCATTCCACTCAAGACACGAAAAGAATCCCTTTGAACGGTTTAAATAGTTGAAAAATCGGGAAGGAGTGACACTTGGAGTGACGTTTGGGGTGACAAAAAACAGCATGGAAAAACGAAACGTTTTGAATGGGGTGACATTTGGAGTGACATTTTATACTGCTTTTGATAGTTATTATTGCAAGAATATATCTTTGCTGTATGCTGATTTAGTTTGTTATGGTTCTATTTGAGGGGGTAAACTACATCTTTTCAATAATAATTTACGCCCCTATAATTTAGTATATTCGTTTATAAATCAATTATTTAGGTGTTTTGGCTCTCTCACACCGCAAAACACACTTTAGCCGGCATTCGCAGTTAATGAATCGCTCACACCTGAAACAAAGTTGTCTTTTTCCTTTTCAAGTTGTGCGATCTTTTGCTTGAGCATCCCTATTTCCTCCGCCATTTCTCGAATACTTGTATCTTTATCTCGTATCAAAAGAAATATTTCTTTTTCCATGCCAACAGATGGCATGGAAGGTGCAACAACTTCGGTTGTACTATTAGAGTCGTTTGTGACTATTTCACCGCGGCCAGTTAGAAGCCAATCTGAATTAATATCGAGACATCTCACGATTTTTTCAAGAATATCCTGCTTAGGTATCACTCCTTTAATATAACCTCTGATATTTCCTTCGCTTGTACCTATTATTGAAGCAAATACCGTGTTCTTACCATTGGCAAACCTGTCAACCAGCTCTCCTATTCTTTCGTGAATTGTCTCGCTTTTCGGCATAATTTTAAAATTAATCGTGAAAAATAACGTTATAAACTTGATTATATCGTGAGAAATCACGATATTTGCAACGTGTTCAGAATCTGAACGCCGCCTCAAAGCTACGAAAAAGGCTTGAGGTGACAATGAGAAGAACTTAAATAATATAGATTATGAAAGCAAGAATAGTCGTAGAATACGGTGAGGTGAGTAAAATCGCCGGCCTACTGGGGTGTTCCCCAGAGATGGTAACTCATTCCCTTGCATTCCGCAAGAATAGCAAGTTGGCCCGTTCCATCCGCAAACTGGCGTTGGAACGTGGCGGTTCAAAAGTAGGTGATAATCCTCAAAAAACAGACAGCCATGAAAAGTGATTTAATGGAAATCATCGGAACGCAGATTCGATGGTTTACTGGCCTGAACGTGAAGCAGCGCTTTTATGTGCTTTACTTCCTTTTTAGCTTCTCCCTTCTTCTTTTGGTGAATTGCGATAGCCTGGCACTGACATTCATTTTAGTGCTGAATTTGGGAGTGTCTGCACGTAGGTTAAAATACGTTCCCCTCGAAGGATTAGAGGATTAATGTAGAGCAAGGAAATGGAATATTATAAGAAAGCATTGTGCATGACCTATGAGGAACTGACCTCTGGGGATGATCCTGTGATACGGGGTGCTACTTTACGGCAAAACGTCTATCGCGGCAATATCCAAAGCGCTCACCGTGGTGGTGGCGAAGGTGGATACGCATTGTATATCTATTCCTCTTTTCCTGAAAAGTATAAGCAACGCTGGGTTGAACGTAACGGTGACCCTGAAGAACAAATGCACAAAGAAATGATACGTAGCAAGGTACAAAAAGACGAGGATGCCGAAAAATTCTTCGAATCCTATCGGTATGACAAAAACGGTGAAAATGTTCCTCTCCCGGATATCGTACAAACGGAATATGTAAGGAACGCTTCGGTGTTGAACACATTATTCCGCGATTTGAACCGTCTGACTTCTTCAACCAATAAACTGAATGGTGGTCGCCGTAACCTTTGGGAGATTCTTCTTTCCACATGTGAATTGCTTCGAGAGGAATATGGTCATACCCTTCCGGGCAGTGTTGGCCGTTTAAAGGCACTTATGGCGAAATATAAGCCCAATAATTACGAGAAATTAATCAGCGGCAAGTATGGAAACAAAAACACGTTGAAGATTGATGAGGAAGCCGGACGTTTTCTCATAGCCCTGAAGCGTAGCCGGGTTCCTGTTTATACAGACATGCAGATATTCGAGGAATACAACCGTGTTGCTCCTGATAGGGAATGGAAACTGCTAAAAAGTCCTCGTAGCCTTCGCGAATGGCTTAACAGTCCCCGTATAGAGCCGTTATGGTACGATGCCGTATATGGAGAGATGAAAGCCCATCAGCGTTATGGTCGTAAGCATAAGACCGAACTCCCGGCACGTCATGACAGCCTTTGGTATGGTGATGGAACAAAGTTGAACCTTTACTATAAAGACGAAAATGGTAACGTACGTACGACTCAGGTCTATGAGGTGATTGATGCTTATAGCGAAATCTTTCTGGGATTCCATATCAGTGATCATGAGGACTATGAAGCACAGTACCACGCTTATCGCATGGCTCTTCAAGTGAGTAAGCATAAACCTTACGAACTGGTTCATGATAACCAGGGAGGTCACAAGAAACTGGAACGCGTATCTAATGGGTTACTGGGTAAGATAAGCCATATCCACCGTCCGACTGCCCCATATAGCGGCCAGTCTAAAACGATCGAATCTGTGTTCGGACGTTTCCAAAGTCAAGTGTTACACAAAGACTGGCGCTTTACCGGTGGTAACATTACAGATAAAAAAGATTCCAGCCGCCCGAACATTGAATTTATCGAGGCGAATAAGGACCAACTTTACACCCTTGAGGAATTGAAAGAAAAATATGTGCAGGCCCGTCAGGAGTGGTGCGAAATGAAACACCCCGCCACTGGCATCCCCCGGATTGAAATGTATAATACCAGTGTGAATGAAGATACCGAAGTTGTCACCGCGCGTGACATGGTGGATATCTTCTGGGTGATGACAGATCGTCCCAGTACATTCACTTCCGGTGGCATCGAGGTTACGATCGGCGGAAAGAAACGTACTTACGAGGTTTATTCCTCACCCGGTACGCCTGACCATGATTGGCGCCGTCAAAACACCTACAAACAGTTCTATGTCAAATATGACCCCTATGATTTTGGTAGTGTCCGGTTGTACTGGAAAGACAAGGGAGGTGAAATGCGCTTCGAACGCGTTGCCGAACCGTACATGGTTATCCATCGCGGTATTCAGGACCAGACGGAAGGCGAAGCTGCTTTCATCCGCAGGGAACAGGAAGCCAATATTCAGGATCGCATTGAACGCCAAGTGACTGCAAAGGAAATCGAGTATGAGTTCGGTGTTGCTCCTGAACAACACGGTTTAAACACCCCGAAATTGAAAGGCGTCACTGCTGAAGTACAACGTCAGATAGACCGGAGAACGAAGAAATACAGCCAACCGGTAGAAGAGATTTCATTAGGACGCTCTACCAAGGTAATCAGTAATGTGACTTGGGACCAGCTGGGCAGGAAGGAAGTGGATCAGCGAAAAATAGTCGGAAAATTATAATAATAAATATTTTAAGAAAAACAATTATGAGCGAATTAAAAAGACAAGAAAAAGATGCCATCCGTGAAAGCCTACAGGCTTATGTGGCCAAGTATCCCAGCCAAACGAAAGCTGCAGGTAGCTTGAAGAATATCAGTGTCGGTACCGTGAGCAACATTCTGAACGGATTATACGAGAAAATTAGTGATGATATGTTCCGCAATGTGGCTTCACAGGTTAAGAATATTAATGCTCCCGGTTGGCAGATCGTGGAAACCGGGGCGTATCAGGAGATTACCGGAGTTTTGTCTGATGCGCAGCGTTGGCGCAATGTGACATGGGTGGTCGGCGAAGCCGGTTGCGGCAAGAGTACCACATCCCGTGTTTATCTGCAGGAACATAAGGAAGTATTCTATGTACTTTGCTCCGAGGATATGAAAAAAGGTGATTTCGTTCGTGAGATTGCCCGTACCGTCGGTATTCGGACAGAAGGCTGTAATATACGCGAAGTGTGGAGCCTTATTCTGGACGATATCATACAAATGGATGCTCCACTGTTAGTGTTCGATGAAGCCGACAAATTGACGGAACCGGTATTTCATTACTTCGTTAGCCTGTATAACAAACTGGAAGAGAAATGCGGGGTCGTTTTCCTTAGCACTGACTACATCGCTAAACGTATCAGTAATGGTTTGAAATACCGGAAGCCGGGTTATAAGGAATTCTACAGCCGTATCGGACGAAAGTTTTATGAACTGGAGCCTACAGACGCAAGAGATGTATATGCCATTTGTACGGCCAATGGAGTGACGGAGAAGAAAGACATAGACTGTGTGATCAAAGAGGCTGCCAACTGTGAATTCGACTTGAGACGTGTCAAGAAGTCGATACATAAGGTAAAGCGCATGAGTGAATAATCCCGTTCAAATACCGTTCAAACATAATTTTAAACGTATGAAAAACAAATTTGAATATTTAATGATAGACGGGCGCGGACAATTACCCGAGCCTTGGAGTAATTATCCGGTTCTAACGGATTACGAGACGGTTACTATCTATCGTAATGGCCGTAACTATATGGATGCCCTTGTCGGACAACAGGACGGCTGGTGGACCGCTGGCGTTCACATGCAGATAGGTGGATCCGGCAGCGGTTTTAATCCGGGTCGCAAATGGGGGCAGTTCTCCACCCGCGAAAATGCCCTTTTGTGGGCATTGGGCTGGATGCTCTCCAATTATGAGCTACAAGGTGCCGCACGCCAAGCGGTTCTTGACAAGATTGAAGGTATACGTCAACTAAAACTATTCTAACATGAAACGAGCATTGAATGTCAGGGATATCCTGAATAAGAAATACAAGGTATTCCCTTTTGAGGGGAAATGGCGTGATGCTTTCGACACCCCGGAATGTACGGGTGTATGGTTCGTATGGGGTTCAAGCGGAAACGGTAAGAGTTCTTTTGTGATGCAACTCTGTAAGGAGCTTTGCAAATACGATCGTGTTGCTTTCAACTCTTTGGAAGAAGGGACCTGTCTGACGGTACAAAATAGCCTGAAACTATTCGGTATGGCCGAGGTAAGCCGCCGATTGAACTTTATCAAGGAGGATATTCCGTCACTGCGAGAACGCCTTCGCAGGCATAAAAGTTACAATATCGTAATCATAGACAGCTTTCAGTACACGCAGATGACGTATAAGGACTACATTCAGTTGAAGGAGGAATTTCCGGACAAACTATTCATTTTTATCAGCCATGCACGTGGTAAGAACCCGAAAGGTGACGCTGCCACAAGTGTGATGTATGACGCTGACTTGAAGATATGGGTGGAAGGTCATATTGCTTTCAGTAAGGGACGCTATCAGGGAGATACCGGAAAATATACGATTTGGGATCAGGGAGCTATTGAGTATTGGGGCGAAAGTTTAACTAAATTAAAACAGAAGTAAATGGATACATATACAGGGAATGAGGTCTTTCAAATACTCATTAAGAAAAGCGAAGCCAGGGATATTGTAGAAGACTGGGCTGAAAGAAATATGGAGTGTGACCTGCGTTTTCGCAAGGCAAAGACGCGTGGTCATGTTGTAGTTGAGTTGAAGGATGTAGTGTACGCCAATAATATCCGTATATGGCATCCAGGCTGTCAAATAGAAATAAAAAAACAGTGAAAAGATGGAAGAGACAGTGGAAAAAATCATCAAGGAAGCAATGAAAAGCGTGAAGAACTACACCTTGAGCGACCAACACTGGATACTTACAGAAGTATCCGAGCGATTACGGGACAATGCGGACGAATGCCTTCAAATGGAATATTTCAATGTAAATATCGATGACTATGAGTAAAGAGAAAAAGCTGGTGGAGCTGGTTCCACCGAATTACAAGCAGGGAAAAGAACTGGTTGTAAGCAAAGGACATACTTGTGGGTATTGTCATGGCAATGGCTGGTTCTGGGGTACGGACGAATTCCGTGATAGGGTGAAAAACACTTGCCCTTTGTGTGAAGGAAGCGGAATGCTTGATGCAGTTGTAACTATTGAATGGAAGCCTTCAAATAAGTAATGCCATGAGAAAAGAGTATTATAATTATTTTGTGAAGATGCCTGCAGTGATCCATGAGATGTTCCGGGAGAAAGTATCCGACTACCATTTCCCGGATATGAGCGCGGTAATGAATCACCTCATCGAGTCTTATATCCGTATGTGTGACGGAAAGAAGATTTCCAAACCGACACGACGGATTCTATCGCATATAGAAAGAATCCCTGATATGGAATTTTTCTTTCGCCATCAGGAGAAATCAATATTGGGCTTCGAAATGAGCCATAGCCTTGCCGATGGGTTGCAACGCGCCATTGTGGTAAGTGGTTTTGGCAACCGCACCAAACTGGCCATTTATTTGATATGCTCTTTTATATCCGGTGCTGACGTGACACTGCGTGCGCTTTCGATGGATCTTGCCTCTGTCTCCATTCTTCGAGACCCGGATACATATCTTATTCACACCTATGTGAGCCATTATCAGTATGTATTTCTCAAAGAAACAGCGGCAGCCCAACGATTGAGCATGGAGGGTATGCTGACAGCAGCTGCGGAACTGCTTGTGAGGACGAACGAAGCGGATAACGGTTATTATACGCCGAATGCCCTTCAACGGATAATTGATCGGGTACTAACTGTAAAAGGTGGTACATTGAAGGATTTCCGTAGACAGCAGCAAGTAAGTATACGTACGAACACTATCGGACCCGATAGGATCCGTGCTTTTATGCAAAAACATGATATTACGTCTCCCCGAGAATTTCTCCGTCGAGTGGTTCTATTCTTCCTGGAAGCTCGTTATCTGATTTATCGGAAAGAAGTGGCACCACAAGAGGATGACTTCCCCGAAGACGAATCACCAGATTGGGAAGATACTTTGTACAGCCAGTGCCAGAAAAGAGATTTTGCAAGATCGATATATAGTATTTAATAATTTAAAAATTAAGAAGATGATTACAGAAAAACAAAAAAAGGAATTAAAGAGCCTCACAGAAAAAGTGGAAGCTTATTGTAATGAGAACGATATCAGCATCCTTATGGTGGCTGCAGTAACAGAAGAACACTCTACTGGCCTTGAACAAATATGCAGTAGCGTGGTACAGGGCAAAGGTAAGCATATTATTGGTTCGCTTATTGGAGCTATCAAAGCGGAAAGCAGGTTAAGCTCATTATTAAATATAGCCTTTACTGAAGCAGATCAAGTAAGTACAAGTATTTTTCCAATGAATAACATAAACATCAATTAATATGGAAAAATTACTGGTGTGGCGAGTATTCTCTGATGCAGATGTATTTGGAGTTAAGTCTTATGTTTCTGCCAATGGCAGAAAAACCTTTTCTTCTGCAATGTTATTTAAAGGTTTATCAGGAAATTATTTAGCGTAAAACAAATTGAATCATTATGAAAAGTAAAATGCAAATGGGAGTAGTAACCGTGAAAGTGCAGGCTCCCAAAGGTTATAAACCATCAAGATTGACTTATAAATTTGGAGTCTTCATAAATGGAAGAAGTGAAAGCCTGATAGAGCAAATAAAGAATGATTATACGGGTGCAGTAAAAAAACAAATAGAGGAGCAAAATGACGGTCTAACAGTTAGCTGTACAGCAGATGTTGATTTAATTCCTGTTAGTGGTTTTTCTGCTCAATATTGGAAAGAAACCAAACAAAAATAATACAAAGAAACCATGAGCAAAAAAGAAGATTTATTGAAATGGAAAATAGTTGAGACAATTACTCCAATTTTTCCCGATGGCGTGATCATCATAAAAGAAGATACGGCTATTGAATATCCTTTGGCTCTTGTGCCTTTTCCAGTAGGAAGGCATAAGAATGGGACGAAAAAACAGAAGAAGAATGCGAAATTAGTAGCAGCAGCTCCCGAATTATTAAGGGCATGTAAGGAAGCACTCAAATATGTTTGTGTTGAAGAACCTGCTCACGAAATACTGTGTGCTGCAATCAAAAAGGCTACAGAATAGATACTATAAAATGAATGTAACCATGCAAATAGACATCAATACAAAAAAACTTGTAAGAAAGCCCGAGAATTATGGGGCATTTTACAGCCTTTTGAACCGCCTTCCTACGTCCGATCGGGATGCACTGAAGGAAAGTGTTGTATTACAGTATACGGATAACCGTACCTCCAGTTTACGCGAAATGAGCCTTCAGGAGTATAACGCTGCCGTTGCCGGTATGCAGAAACTGGTACCGCCTACTTACCAGGAACAGTTGATTAAAATACGTCGTCAGAAGCGCTCCTCTGTACTTCACCAGATGCAACTGCTGGGTATTGACACGTCAAACTGGGATAATGTCAATTCATTTTGCATGGATAGTCGTATCGCCGGTAAAGAGTTCCGGGATTTGGACTGTGAGGAACTGGATGCGCTGCAGGTGAAGTTGCGTGCGATACGTCGTAAGAAAGAACAAAAATAATAACCACTTAATTTTTTAGATATGGATAAATTAGATGTATTAAAAGAACTTTCCGCAAAGGAAAGAAAAGAGTTGTTGAAGCAATTGCAACAGGAAGAAAAAGAAGACCAGCGTAATCGTCGTGAAGCGTACGAAACCCTACGTCATCAGTTCGCCTTTGACGTTGAAAGTAAATTGATGCCGACCGTGAATAACGTGCAAGGCTTTTATGACTGGATTGTAGGAGAGAGTGAAGCTTTCCGTAACGTGATGCGGGATTATGGGCGGTTACGCCGTGGAGAAGAACAATCCAGTTTTTCCGTAGTGGATGAAGACTTTAAATTGGAAGTCAAAAGTAACAAGGTCAAAAGTTTCGATGAGCGTGCCGATCTCGCTGCGGAACGTTTGATTAACTACCTGAAGAACTATGTAGGTCGTACTGATAAAGGAGTCGATGACCCGATGTATCAGCTTGCCATGACACTGCTGGAGCGTAATAAACAGGGTGATCTCGACTATAAGTCCATCAGTAAGCTCTATGAGCTGGAGAGCCGTTTTGATGCGGAATATGCTGAAATTATGCAGCTATTCAAAGAGAGTAACGTCGTCTACAAGACAGCTACCAACTATTACTTTTACAAACGCGATTTGAACGGTGTTTGGCGTCGTATTGAACCCTCTTTCTGCCGTCTATAGTTTATGGAAACGACAAAGAACATTGCACCGCATGTCATGGCCTGTAAGCGTTGTGAAGGCAAAGGATGTATATTCACCCCGGATCACCACGGAAACCCGGTTTCCGGCAAGTGTCCCATCTGCCAGGGTAGCGGAAGGGTGAAGGTACAAAGTAAAGTAATCACCCGTATCGAAGCATTCGTGCCGGGTAAAGATGACATCGAACTGCTAACTATGTGATTTTGTTCACATACTGAACTGAAAAAACGCCGTACTCTTTGGAATGCGGCGTTTTTTTTGTTATATGCACTGTTAAATAGCTAATTTTGCAACATATACCAAGACATATATGCCTAAAGGACGTGATAAAGAATTGATAGAACTTCGTGATGAAGCCCTGTGTCGCCGCTACTATTACTGGACGGAGGTACAGCGCTTGCGCTTTGACGACGCTTTGAAAGTGTTATCAAAGCAGGAATTCTTCATCTCCGAAGAGCGTATCATGTCAATCATCCGGCGCAAGTGCCGTGAGTTGAATGACCTGGAGATAAAACCCGTTCCGAAGGTAAAGAAACCCCGCCTGACTGCCGTTCAACTCTCCCTGTTTACCGGAGAGTGAATTTCTTTAATCCTTCCTGCATGGCAGACTCATCGTGCATGGTGAAGGAAAACATCGTTTCATAGACTTTTATATTTCCGGGCAGTGAATAATCCCTACTTTTTACCCTGACAAGTGGAGTCGCTTCCTCCGCACATTGGAATCCCTGCAGTGTCTTGTACAGTTCCTTCGCTTTCAGCTGGCGTTCCCTTACTTTCTGATAGGTACCGGACGTATAGTGAGTGTCATCGTAGCAGTCAATGGCCAGACGCACGGTGACGAGAGACTCGCTTTTCTGTACCCCGTAACCGATATCGTTCCAGTCCGATTCTGTGTTTCCAATAAGTACACAGGGAAAAGTGACCGGGTAGTTATCCTGGTCTTCGGTTGGTTCTAACTGTCCGTAATCCTCATCGATATACGAGAGTTCCGGCATTGTTTCTGCGATGTGTTCCATAATCGCGATGAATATTTCTTCCATGATTTATGAATTTAAAATGTTCCTGATTTCGTTTTCTGTTTTCTCTGTTATCTTGTCGGACAATTCCTGGCTTTCCCCGATGAACTGACGTTTCGGAATCTTGATCCGGAGAGTTTTCTTTTTAGTCAGTGCAAGCCCTTTCCAGCGTGATGCCTCCGGATTCTCCTGTTCTTTCTCCTTCCCCTTAGAATCTTTCTTTTTGCCCTTTTTCTTGCCCTTACCGGCCTTTTGTGCCTTACCTGTTGCCTCATAATACTTCGCCCAGGCAAAGCGCCGCATTTGGGCTGTAATGGTTGGATGTACTGTCCCTCCCCAGTTCTGCACCGGAGCGTAGATAAGTTCATCGGATACTTTCACCCGGTAATCTCCCGGTACATATTTTATGGAGCTGAACATGTGATTCCTGCTTGATAATAAAGTCCCGTATTGACTGGCCGCATCTTTTCCTCCTGAAGAAAGTCTTTTTGCTTTCTTCCAGGGACGTAACCCGTTATTGACAAACCCTCCCTGACGGAAGTTGTCCTGATAATGGTCCTTTGCCATGCGTCCTGCCAATACCGGCATCTTGCGTTTCATCAACTCATCCAGCTCTTTACGCTTGGCTTTTATCTGTTTTGAAAATTCTTTTATGTCCATAAGTTACATAGTTTCAAAAATAATTTTATACCTTTGCAAACAAGGCGTTCAATGTGCCTTTTATGCGTTATGAAAATACCGGAACAAGTATCTGAACTTGCAAATAGAAATGGCTATAATTCAGTCATTCTGTCTAAACGCTCCCAACAGGAAAGTATTTATTCTGTTGGTTGTGTCGATGAGAATGGCTTTGATTTACCTGTTGGCCTCCCGGCTTTCATTCTATTCGACGGTCAATCTTGCAATCTGGTAAGCGGCGAAGAAGGATTAACTTTGGCTTCCCAGTTATTTGGGGATGAATAAGTTCATAGCCTTAGGATTAATCAATTTATTATCTACCCTTATCACTCCTACACGATTGGCTTTCATATCCCGTATATAACTACTTGCATCATCTTTCCCATTTTGTGGGTCAAAGAAGCGTACTTTTCCCTTGGTTACTTCCGCACAGAATACATGTGCTGAACCGCCTTTCCAGGCACAGTATATTTCATATATTCCGTCATCCTTGAACTTTTCCCTGAAATATTCCTGTAACCGGTTGGCATTCATTACCTGGTATCTTTTTTTGATTTGCCATTTATAAGAGAAATCGTAATCCGGCTTTGTCCCGTCCTGGTTCAGGAAACGTTCCTCCCACGTAATTCCCTGTTTTGCCATTTCGTTATATGCACTTTGCTTTATATTCGGCTTTGCTTCGACATCGAATCCCAACCGTCTAAGCATGTGTGTTACAGTGCAGGTTTGACAATTAACGTGATATCCTCCCCCTTTGTTATACTGCGGATTCTCTTTGCCTTTGTTGGCTTCTTCATACGCCATTCTCTTTCCTTTGGTCACACCGAGTTTCTTTTCCAACTCAAGGTTATTCCGGGCTATGCTTGTTTTTTCCTCAAGAGTCAGATTATCGGGCATTTCGGCTATCATTTCGTTAATGCGTTTGGTCAGTGCATCTACAGCCTTTTGGGCGCCGGGATACGCCTCTGTCACGTAGGGGTGCTTATCAGAGAACAGATGTCCGTCTTTGCCTGGATTATTATCCAGACCGTCATGCGCTTTGTCCTGTTCCGTTTCTCCGTGTGATATTGGTGTGACCGGTTCATCGGTTGAAGTTAGCGGACATTTGCAGTTCCATCGATCACCCGGACGGTGTCTGTCCCAAAATGGATCATCGACAGGACGGACAGTTCCCCAGAATATTTTATGATCCGCTCCAGGATGTACCGATGTAGATGGCATCCATTTGAGGTTCGGGAGTATATCCTTTTCCCTCTCGAACTGTCTCCAGTCGGCTGCATGGTGCGCACGTATGACCGCGGTGTCATATTCGGTACGTAGCCAATGACGCATCTGGTGGTCCGCAATAGGCATGACCTCTTTCATCCATTGTTCAAAAGACTTTAAACTCCCGTTTTTATCCAGCAATAACGCCGCCATGTCATTTTGTGCCCGATGGACTTTGAAAGCCGAGAATACAGCGTTGTTCTTCCTTATTTCCTGATAAAAGTCATAATCCGGATCATCCGGTGTTCGTTTCTGAAATCCTTTATCCGTGGCATTATTCATTGTCTCCCATACTGAATTGAACATATTTTCTTCAATGTCATTCATCGGATGAAAGTCTTTGCTATAAATGTTCTTCAGGGCTTTTTTCAGTACTTCCTCATCAAAGGAGAAGGAAGATGCTACTTCTTTATCTTTATTTTCAAATTGATAAAGGTCATTCATTACCATTCTAAAGCTGCCCCGTCTTTCCCCGGGGCTTTCCCGAAAAAACGTTTCAGCCAGTTGTACGCGTTTTTAACGGCGTTTACTTTCTCTTTTCGCACGTCTTTACTACTTTCCTTCCCCTTGGTTTTATCCTCCGGATCCGGTTCGTCTTCTTCCGGTTTTTCGGCAGCTTTAGCCTTTGCCACTTCTATTTCCGCAGCTTTTTCCTCCTGTTGCTTTTTTAGTTCATCATAATTTACAGGTTTCTCGACTCCGAATTCTTCATAAAGGTAGTCATCACTGACCGGCAAGTTAAAGTTCGTTTTCAATTGCGTGAGGATAGTCATTTTCTGGCTCGGTTCAATGTCTTTCTTTTCTGGATAACAGAATTCTCCACCGTCAGTATTAATGCCCATAGCTGCAAAAATATCCGTCATGTTGTAGTTGAGTACGTCCAGAATATCCTGCCGGTCTGATTCCGTTACTTTATCCTCTACCTTCTTGTGTACCGTTCCAAGTGCCTGCGTACCATTTTCGGAGGATTCGGTAGTCAGCGTATTGCCCAGGAACAATTTCGATATCTCACTGTTGCACCGTTCGCAAAGTTTATCGTAGAGGTCGGAACTTCCGGTCTTGTTGGCAGCTTCCCTTAACTCCATGACCGTTTCCTGCGCATGGACGAACACGGACATACTCCCGGTACTTTCCGCGTCAGCGAGTGCCCTTTGCCGCGCTTCGTCGTCATCAGTCGGGTAAGTATACTCCCTGATAGGTGCCCCGAATATCTCGGCAAATTGTGCCCAGTCCGCAACATCGTTACGTTTGTAAATCACCCAGATGGCAGCTTTGGCCAACAGGCCCAAATCGTCCGGAGAACCTACAAATAACAGATCCGGATATTCATCCCACGAGATACCGGTAATATCAGTCTGATGGCGCATGATAATGCGTCGTATCGGATCAACGTGCTTGCGCGGTATCAGGTCGTAGTTTATCCATTCCCCCTGCCGATAAAACTGCATTAGTGAGAATCCCCATATTTTTGCATCCAGGATATCAGCTATCAACCGGCGGAACCACGGTGAACGTATTTGTTCGTTTACCTGTTTGTCCGGCTTACTGTTACGCTGGAATTCGATGGCAGCAGATAATACGGCGTTTTTACGCTTTTCTATGACACTGGAGAGGTGCGTATCCATCAATATGTCACTGAACAGGTCATATAGTTTGTAACGTCTGGAGTAGTCCACGTTTTCGAATGACCGTATAGCGGACATGTAATCTGCAATATCGATACCGAATCGCTTCGGTTGTGTCAGTACAATGGTAGCGGGACCTTTTTGCCCGGGCCTTGGCGTATTCCCGCTCATGGTTATTTTCCCTGCCCTGTTATTCTTCTTTTTCATTTTACCAGTGGTTTACCCGTTTCCGGTTGCTCTTCATTAAAAAATTGGATTTGTTTGCCCTGATTTCTTCCGGCAGTAGTGGTGCCCCGTCGATTGAAATATCTTCATCCGCTACGGCCTTCATCCATTCCACAGCACGTTCGTATCGGTCTTTCCTTACCTGGGACAGGTTTCTTGGGTTGTGGATGCAAAAAATGTGATAAACGGAGATATCGATAGCCATCATTAGTATCAGTTGATTCCGTTTCTCGCCAACGACCGAGAATATTTTATCACAGTCATAGCGCTTGGAGAGATAACACCGCATTTCTGCGATCGCCCTGTCCTCGCATATCTCAATGACGGTATCGTCTTCTCTTGTTAGAGCGTCCAGTATTTCCTTGTGGATGCTCGCGTCATAGTCTTTAAGATCGATAAATTGGCTCATAAGAAAAAAGTATTTAGTTTATAATCTGTACTTGTTTTGTGACCGCGTTTTCTTCCGGGAGAGGATGGCGGGTTTCTCCGCCTGCCTTATTTTTTTGTCAATGACACGGTTTCCTCCCTCCACGCAGTCAGGACCATCGGCGGGATAAGTCAGCTGGAGACTGAACAGTTTGAATTGCTCCATCCGTTTCATGTGCGGGTTGTCCTTTTCCGCTTCGTTTAGTATCAAGTTTCCCTCCCGGTTAAGCGGTTCGAGATTCGCTTCGATACGCGTGGCCTTGTCTGTCTTCTTTTCTTCGTCCCCCTGGATGTAAAGAGAAATTTTTCTTTCCCTCCGGATCCGGCGTACGATGGGCTGAAATACCTGCTGGAAAAAAGGGTCCTGAAGTTTGTTATTCTCCATGTAGCAGTATACGGTGGTTTTCCCTCCCACGAATTCCAGCAGTTTGATGTACCACTCGATAAACTCCGCGTTCAGCCCACGGTCCAGAAATGCTTTTATCAGGTACAGTTTTCCTGATAGCTTTCCGAGCAGACATACCGTTTTGGTGGAACTCTTTTTGGTTTTATTCTCTCCCGGTGCCGGGTCCCCGTAAATTATTACAAACTTGAATTTAGAGAGTGCCGGAACTTTCCCGTAGGTGAGTTCTTCAAATACGCCTCCATCCACTACCGGGTTATTATAAAATTCCTTTTGTTGTGCTGCCGCACTGACCAGAGACAGGAATAGGTCTATGTCTTCTTCCGAATTCTTTTCAGGCCATACGGAAAGCCCGTTTTTATCCCGGATATTGATAATATCCACATGTCCGATACCTTTTGCTTTCAGTTCCGTGGCTTTCTCAATAGCCTTTTTAATGCAGCAATCCAGTGCAATGATATTCCCGTTGAAAAGTATGCGATAGTTCCCACTGACAGACATCGTTGGTATCAGCGCTTCCTCCAGCCATTTCCATTTTGTTTTGATACGTTCCGGATTGCGGCATTCTTCGTCGGTATCAATATCATCTACCAGGATAAAGTCCGGACGAAAATTTTTGTTACGGGTACCACGTGGAGACTGCCCGGCACCGATGGCCCTGAAGGAACATCCGCATAGACAAGTGAATTCTCCTGTTTCCCAGGCTCCCGGTTTCTTTTGTGATCCATAGTCCTGGATGATGCGCTGGTTCTCCTCGAAGTTCGCCATAAATGGCAACAGGAGTCTTTCCGCATTATCGGCAGAGTTCGAGATAAGCAATACATTCCGCACTTTTTTTGTCAGTGCCAGTTTGGATATTTCCATCATGGAACGTACCGATTTGGCCAGCTCCCGGGACCATGCCCGTGCCTCATACCATCGGTTGTTCTTCATTAAACGACGTGTAGCCTTCTTGTGGAAATCTGCCGGTTCGCATGAATAATACATTGCAAAATAATACCTGAACCATTCCTCATCGTCTTTTTCCAGTCTCTCCCGGCGTGCCTTGATATCCGCTTCTGTATCCGTGGGATTGATTTCCGAACTTTCACGAACGGATGCTACCAGTTCATTCCAATATTCCAGCGCCGTCCTGTCCTGTGGTGTAAGCCTTTTCTTTGCCATATCAGGAAAGTTTTGATTTTACATAGGCATCCAGTAACGGTGTGATTTCTTTGGCCTGCGTAGGGTCGTATGTCCGCACCCATTGGAGGAGACCTGAGAATACAGAGATAATATAAGACAACCCTACTTCTGTTTCCATTTTTTCAATGGCATTCGACAATTTGGATATGGTATCCGCTTCCGCAGTACTTGGAAAGCGCTGCCCGATAGGTTTCTTGCTGATCGCATCGTTAAGTTCGGCCATCTGCCGGTACAAATTTTTTAGCTGTTCCTCTCTTGTAATAGTTATAGAAACCTTTAGTTGTTCCCAGTTCCCTTTATTTATCCAGTTGTTCACAGTTACCCGTGACACCCCCACACGCTCGGCTATTTCCGCTTGTGTGAGGGTTTCTTTCGTATAGAGCATCTTTGCCCAGTCTTTCTTTTGCTCGTTCGTAAGTTCGGCCATATTACCTCCTTTTTATTTGCAAATTTGGTAATGAAAAGAGGTGAAAAAAAATGCGTGCCGCATGATGACACTTTAAAAAGTCATGACGGCCTTTTAAAGTTTGTGTGATAAAAAGGCAGTTTGAAAATCGTTTGTAATCCACCTATTTTCGCACCGTAAACCTGGGCGAACACTGCCCACAAGTGAAATGAACATGAATAAATTTTTCAATATGATACCCGGCAGTGAAGCCTGCTGCATACTGCTTTACGGAGACATCGGCGACTATGACGATGTGCGTAGCGGAGATATAGCGCGCGAACTGCTGGAAGCCGAATCCGCATACGGGAAGATTGATGTCAGGATAAACAGCAACGGTGGCGATGTATATGCGGGCATCGCCATCTTTAACGCTTTAAAGAACAGCAAAGCCGACATCACCATTTATGTCGATGGGATTGCCGCCAGCATGGCCAGTGTGATTGCCCTCTGCGGTAAGCCTGTCCAGATGAGCCGTTATTCCCGTCTGATGCTTCACAGTGTGATGGGCGGATGCTATGGTAATAAAGATGAGATGCGTCGCTGTATTGCGGAAATCGAGTCACTGGAAGATACCCTCTGTGAAATGTACGCCACCCGTCTGGGAAAAGAAAAAGACGAAATCCGCTCTACCTATTTTGATGGTACCGATCACTGGCTACGCGCTGATGAAGCATTAGCCCTGGGATTCATAGACGGAATTTACGACGCTGATCCGGTACCGGAAGACAGCACCCCTGATCAAGTATATCAAATATTCAATAACCGGCTGAATAAGCCACAAAACGAAGAACAAATGAATTTAGACGAACTCAAGAAACGTCCGCACTTCAAGAACTGTGCGAGTGATGAAGATTTCCTGCGTGAAATTGGGGTTCTGGAAACAGAAGCCGGTAAGGTCCCCGGTCTGAACACCGAGGTGAACCGTCTGACGGGTGAACTTAAGGTATTCCAGGATAAAGCGAAAGCTGACGAAGAGAACTCCCGGAAGAAACTGCTGGATGCCGCCCAGGAAGATGGCCGTATCGACGCGACCACTCGTTCCATTTATGAAAACCTGCTGGTAAAAGACCGTGAAAACGGTGAAAAAGCGTTGGAAAAGCTGACCCCGAAACGCAAGGTGATGAATGACCTGCATGTGAATCCTACAGACGAAAGTCCGTGGAACAAACGCCAGCGTGAAATCAAAGAAAAGTTGAACCATAAATAACAGTATGTTATGGCAATAGTAGTAAGAAATACCAATTACAACGGTGAGGTACTGGAGAAAATCCTGACGCTCGCCGCCACCGGCAATGAAATCGTAGAAAAAGGAATGATCTATGTTATTCCCGGTGTGGAGAAAAAAATCAGTCTTCCGCGTATCAAGAGTGGAAAGATGCTGCAGAAACGTAAGGAAAATCCCCAGATTGAAGATTCGAAAGGAAACTTCAATTACAGTGAGAAATCATTGGATCCTGTGGATTTTATGGCCTTCACAGTGTTTAATCCCCGAGCCTTCGAACATATCTGGCGCAAATGGCAGCCGAAAGGAAATCTGGTCTTTGCCGAGCTTCCTCCAGAGGGTCAGAATGCCCTGTTGGAAGAGTTGATCAAGCAAGTGAAATTCGAGTTGGGTGATCATTATATCAATGGCGAATTCGGTGATGACGATGACCATTTGATGAATGGTATTTTGACGCAGGCCGCCAAAGATTCCGAACTGATAGTTGTTTCTACCAGTAAGACCACAATGCTCGAAAAGTTGAAAGCTGTCCGTAAAGCTATTCCTAAAGCCCTGCGCAGTAACCCGAACCTTCGTCTGGTGATGAGCATCGATGACTTTGACAAATACGATGACGAACTGACCGAGCGTGAGAGCAAGAACGCTTCCGAAACGGATGTAAACAGCAAACGCTACAAGGGCATCACTATCGAGACACTGGCAGCCTGGCCCGATGACTTGATTGTAGCCACCCTTTGTTCCCCGGATGCTGATGGTAACTGGTTCGCCGCAGTCAACTTGCAGGACGATCAGGACGTTATCCAGATCGATAAGATCGCAAACGCCAGTGAGCTTTATTTCTTCAAGCTGCTTATGAAAGCCGATACGAACATCGCGTTCGGTGAGGAGATGGTGGTTTTGGATACCCGTACATCTCCGGTGTTCAAGTCTTCGGAAAAGACTCTCGCTTCGGATGTGAGCGAACTTTCATTCAAGGCTGCCGGAGAAAGCAAAGAGTTAACTATTACGGCATCCGGCGAATACAGTGTCAGTGCCGCCCCAGCCGGTTTTACGGTTGTTGGTACGGATGACGGATTGAAAGTTACCGCTGAAAAGAATACCAGCGGCAAAGCAAAGGCCGGAAATCTCGTGGTAACACTGGATTCCGACAAGTCTAAAAAGGTGATCATTGCACTGTCACAAGTGGCAACTGACGCAAATGCTGGAGAGTGATGGCAAAGTTGAAACAATTGGTTCTTCATTGTACCGCTACCCCGGAAGGGCGTAAAGTGACATCCGCTGACATCAGGGCGTGGCACACGAACCCGCCTTCAAAAGGTGGGCGTGGATGGAAACAAGTGGGTTATACGGACATGATTCACCTGGATGGCCGGGTGGAACGTCTGGTGGAAAACAACGAGGACATGAATGTGGATCCCTGGGAAGTTACCAATGGGGCAACCGGCTACAACAGTGTAAGCCGGCACGTTGTCTATGTTGGCGGAGTGGCACGTGACGGAAAAACGCCGAAAGACACCCGTACTCCTGCCCAATTGAAAACCATGGAGGAGTATGTGAAGGACTTTCACCGTCGTTTCCCTTCCGTCCGGATTATCGGTCATAACGAACTGGTAGCGAAAGCCTGCCCGTCGTTTGACGTTCAGAAATGGCTTCAATCAATAGGTATAAGACAAAAATAAAGAGAAGCATGGAACTCAGTGAAATTCTCAACTGGATATTGGGCGGGGGACTTGTGACTACTCTAATAACGTTGATCACTATCGGCCCGACCATAAAGAAAGCGAGGGCTGAAGCCGAGAAGGCAAAAGCCGACACGGAAACAGTGAGGATAGACAACACTGAGCAAGCCACGCGGATATTGATAGAAAATATAGTAGAACCCTTAAAAAAAGAACTTGGTGCGACACGAAGAGAAATGGCGCGTTTACGCAAGGCTATCGACGGTGCGAATGATTGCCAGTACCGTTCTGATTGTCCTGTGCTGTATGAGCTGCGCGACCTCCCGAAGACAGAACCGGACTACTTTGACGAGCCAGTCCGTCCAAAACGGGGACAGCGCAAGAAACATCAGGCGGGGTATAACGATGGCGGGTATCCCGAAATCAGAGCTGACCCTGAAGATTCCGACGACTGACCTTTATGCTCTTCCCCCGGATGCCTCCTTTCACGGAAAGAAAGGCCAGGCTAATGTGGATGTGAAGACACAAGGTGACACGCTGATAGTATATGCCTCCTGTGACAGTCTCCAACGTATTGTTGAATGGTACGAATCGGAACTGACACGTATCCGGAACGAAACCTTCATGGGTACGGAAACCGTTCAAACGGAGATTAAACACAGTTTTAACCCCGTTCAAATGGTACTTATTGCCTTTATCGCCGGAGTGGCATCCGGCATGGTATTAATAATTGTAATCAAAAAACGCAATGGAAAAAAATAAAAATTTCATTTATGGTATTGCCACTGTCAAGAGTGATGACCTTCTGATTGGCTGGATCGAGAAGGGCAGCTGGGACTGGGGCGGTACGAAGCCCGAGACTGTGGACGTGGAAGCCGAGCAGGTACCGGATGCCCCGGTATTGACACTGTTACAGAAAAACGGTCAGATTTCTCCAACGTTCAATATCATCCAGACGGATTATAAGAACATACAGGCAGTGATGGGCGGTACCTTGGTAGGTGCTGAAGGTGCCCCGACCGGTTGGAAAGCTCCTACTGACCTGGTACAAAAGTCCGGCAAGTGGACTATTGAATTTGTGTCCGGTCAGACGATGACCATTCCGAACGGTACTATTCTGGCAAATCTTGGTGGTAAATTGGCTCTTACAGAAGTTTCTAAACTTGAATGCCAGTTGAAGATTAATAAACCGGAAGATGATTCCGCTTCCTATGAAATCAACGATACGGTAGCCAAGGCGTAACGTATGGAAGATACGGTAACAAGGAAAATACAAAGGGAGGCATCGGAGGTAATACTGGATATCGGTGTCTCCCTTCCTTTAAAGGAGTGGCATGTCCCCTTCCGAAAGAAACCGGTACAGTGGCGCGTCACGATGCGCCGTCCGCGCTTGTCAGGACAGATGTGTATAACGCGTATTTATCTCTCGATGAACGTGTCACCCGAGGAACTGGAAGCAATGTCCGGTAAAGAGCATTTGCAGTTCATGGCTGACCACGGTATAGATATTTCACGCATGATTGCCTACACACTTTGTCAGGGCGTCATCTCCCGTCGTTTGTTTATCCGGCCGGTCGCATGGTTCCTGCGTGAAGCGGTGGAGCATCGTTTCCTTATCGGTGCGATGAACCGGTTTGTGAACCTGATGGGGACGGAGTCTTTTACCGGTATTATCAGCTCAGTCGATCGGGCGAACCCGATGAAGCTGAGACTGAGCCAAAGAAAGAAGGGGAGTTAAGAACCGAATTCGAAGGTTCCCATAGCCCTTTCGGCTTTATCTGGAGTATTGCCAGTGCAACCGGCTGGAGTGTGAAATATATTCTGGAAAAGGTGAATTACCAGACGCTTATCCTGATGCTGTCGGATGCCCCGCGTTATGTTCGCCGCCGGGTGAGTTCCCAGGACGGGCAACCGGTTGGAGAAATGGATGAAAACTCCGCGGCAAAAGAAGCCGGTGATATAGTGAATTTTTTTCAAAGCAAATTAGAACTGTAGATTATGAAACCTGTAGAAATCGAGTTCCTGATGAAGGATAAACTTTCCGGCGGTCTTGACAAAGCCGGTCTTGCCGTCGATATCCTTGCCGTCAAGTCTGAAAAGGCTGCGGAAGCTATCAATGCCAAGATCGCAGAACAAAAGAGAGTGATCGAACAGGTTTCTTCCGATCTGGAGCGTATGGAATCCCAGCTCCAGGGAATGAAACCCGGTTCCGCCCAGGAAGAACTTGCCGCCGATGTCATGGCCTGCCGTAAAGTTCTGGAAGAGGAACGGGGCGCCCTTGAAAGTTTGGAGAGGGAACATGCCAAAGCCGAGACAAGTGTCCGGAATCTCCGTAAGGAATACCAGCAGGTTTCCCTGGAAGAAGAACGTGCGGCTGCCGGGAGTCAGACGCTTGCAGACAAGCTCCGCGAGCAAAAGGAAGTAGTCAAACAGACGGAAGCCGATGTTAAGTCTTTGGAGAAAGCCTGGCAAAATGCCGCTCCCGGTAAAACCAAGGTGGCCGCACTTGACGAGTTGAACGCCGCTAAACGAGCCCTGGAAGAAGATAAAAACCTGCTTGCACAATACCAGGGAGAACAGGAAAAGACGAAAGTGACCACTAAACGGCTTTCCATGCAGTTGCGCGAGCTTCAGGACAACATGGCTCGTATGCGCCTGAACGGTCAGCAGAATACGGAAGAATCCCGGAAGATGGCTGCCGAAGCCGCCACCCTGTCCGATACCCTTGCCGACCTGAATACCCAGACCCGAATTCTATCGAACGATGATGCCAACCTGCAGGGCTTCATGTCAGGTGTCAGCGGCCTTGCCGGTGTATTTACAACCGCCACCGGTGCCCTGTCTCTCTTTGCTTCGGAGAATGAAGACTTGGCCAGGATACAGACCCGCGTACAGAGTGTGATGGCCATCACGATGGGACTGCAGCAAGTGTTCAACACACTGAATAAGGATTCCGCTTTCCGACTTGTGACAGTGGTAAAGATGAAAAACCTGCTAACGGCTGCCAATACCCGGCTGGCTGTATCGTTGGGTATCTCCACCGCAGCGGCACAAGCCCTGATGGCTACGCTTACTTTGGGCCTTTCCGTTGTCATTACAGGACTTATTGTCGCTTGGGATAAATATACCGATGCGCAGGAGAAAGCCGCAGAAAAGGCGAAAGAACGGATAAAAATCGAATCCGACGGGCGAGCACAGATGATAAAGACACGTTTTGAAATTGATAATACGATAAAGAGCCTGAAAAACTTTACCGGAAACAAGGAACAGGAGAAATCGAAAGTCGAGGAGCTTAACCGGAAATATGGTGAATCTTTCGGCTATTACGATACGCTTGCCCAGTGGTACGATATCCTGATCCAAAAAAGTGAAGACTATATCCAAATGCTGTTTTTGCAGGCAAAAGCGCAGAGCCTGGTAAATAAAGCCGTAGAAGCGGATGAAAAAGTCGCAACGATAAAAGGCACGGATGAAGATGACGTGGACGGTTCGATGGGCTGGTTCCAGAAAATGCTGTTATATTCGGCGCAGGGAGAGTCAAACGGCCAGATAGACGCCCAGAAGCTGATTGAACAACACAACAAGGAAGCCAAGGAAGCCGCTATAAAAAGCGCGGAAGAAGAACGTGACGCTTACCTGGAAGAAGCCGCCAAGTTACAGGAAGAAGCCGCTAAAATCGGGAAAGACTCCGGTATCGGTGGCCATGTGGAACCCGAAAAACCCAAAAACGATCCGGACGCTAAAAAGAAACAACAGGAAAAGATTAATGAAGAGTTACTGGCCCTCCGACGCAAGAACCAGGAGGATGAAATAAACCTTAGAAAAGAAGGGACTGATAAAAAAATCCGGCAGATAGAACTGGACTATCAGAGAGAAATCGACGCTATTAAAAAGCAGGAAAAGAAGTGGGCGGATGCCCAGGATGGAAAACTGACGGGAGAACAATCTATTGAGATTTCCACCCGGTATACCAATGCCGAAAGCCTGAAAGACAAAAGTATCTCCGAAACAAAAGAGGAGCAGTTGAAAGCCGATTTTCAAGCTATGCAGGACTATCTGAAAGAGTTCGGAACATTCCAGCAGCAGAAACTCGCCATCGCCCGGGAATACGATAGAAAGATTTCCGAATCCCAAAACCAATGGGGAAAGAAATCACTGGAGAAACAAAAGGAGTCCGATATCGCCGGTGTCGATACGGAAGCGATGAAACAAAATATCGACTGGGTCACCGTATTTGGCGAATTTGGAGGGATGTTCGACGCTATGATAAGACCGGCACTTGACGAAGCAAAAAAATACGTTCAGACAGACAAGTTCAAAAACTCCGACCAGGCAAGTCAAAAAGCCCTGATTGACGCTATCAACCAAATGGAAAAATCACTTGGCGGTGCAGGAGGGCTGAATTTCAAGAAGCTCGGTCAGGACATGAAAACTTATCAAAATTCTCTCCTTGAACTGGATAGCTTCAAGGAACAGGAATCGGTTGCCATCACCAAACTTCAAAAAGCGCAGGAGGATTATGAAAAAGCTGTAAAGAATGGTACGGACCAGGAACAGCAAGCTGCGGAGGCTGCTCTTGAAAATGCTCAAAGCAATGCGGATGCTGCGTCCGAGAATGTGAGGACACAGACGGATATCGTCAATCAGAATCAACAGAACCTATCTTCCACAGCCACCAACCTGAAGGTTAATATGGAAAGCGTAACGGAAGGCTTGTCAAAACTGGCGTCCGGAGGGTTAAGAAATGCCTATGACGGGTTGATTCAGACAGGTAAGGCTATGGGAGGCGCTTTTGAAAAAGTGGCGGGAAAGATAGAAGATGTTCCGATTGTAGGTTGGATCATTTCTATTATCGACATTTTCAAAGACGGTTTGAGTAACCTTGTCGGTTCGTTGCTTGATGCCATATTTGATGCTATCAGTGGGATTCTCAGCGATGTTTTGTCTGGCGACCTATTCGTAACTATCGGTAAATCCCTTCGTGATGGCATAGGCGGTATCCTTAATTCCATAACGTTCGGTGGTTGGGATTCATGGATGGGTAAGATAAACGGAAGTAACGCCAAGGAAGTCAACGAGATCGTTGATCGTTTAACGGAAAGTAATAAATACCTGACTACCGCTATCAATAAATTGACGGATAAAATGGAAAGTTCCGGTGGTGCACAATCCACGGAGTACTATAAATCCGCATACGAAAAACAAGTCCAGAAAATCGAAAATGACCGTCAGATGCTGGAGGCAAAAATGGGTTACCATTCTTCCCACCATTCGAATGACTATTATATCAATGACGCTTTCGGGCTGAGTGACTGGCAGAAAGCTTCGAACTATGTGGGGAAAAAACTTCGATCGGCTTCTGACCTCTGGAGCTTATCCCCGGAAGAACTGGCCAGACTCCAGGAACTTCCGGATATCTGGGATAAGATAAACAAGGGTAAATACGACCAGAGCGACTGGCTGGATGCCTATATCGATGATGCAGAAACCCTTATTGCTTTGCAGGAGCAATGGCAGGACGCCATTACCGATACCTCGTTTGATAACATCAAGAGCGGCATGAAAGACTTGTTAAAAGACTTTGAAACCGATTCCAAGGACGTGATCGCCAGCGTGGACGAGTTTATGAAGAACGCCATCCTGAAGTCTATTGTGGATGGAACGTATTCCGATGAACTCAAAGAATGGCAGAAAACCTTTGCTGAATACATGTCTGACGGCATCCTATCAGAGGAAGAAGCTGATATTCTGCGTGAACGCTATGAAGGAATATATGACAAGGCGAATGCGAAGAAAAACGAGGCGTTTGAAGCAGCAGGAATAAAAGATGATTCCACGACTACCCAGAGCGGGAAAAACGGCAGTTTTTCTGCTATGAGCCAGGATCAGGGCACGAAGCTGGAAGGTATGTTTACTTCGGGACTGAATCACTGGGTGAGCATCGATGAGAAAGTCGAGGATGTCGCCGGGCGTATGGCTATGGCGGAAAACCATCTGGCCAAAATAGAAGAACATACCGGCGAGTGCAGGAAATCCCTTTCCGTCATCGCCGAAGATATCAGTACAATCAAACGTGACGGACTAAGAATGAGATCATGAGTATGGATACAATCATAGGCGGACTGTTCCTTGTGAACGGAATTGATGTCTGGACGGAGTATGGTGTATTCCTGACAGAAGAAAAGCGCGGCGGCTGTGACAACCTGAAAGCCATCCTGGCTGCGAGCAAGACGAAAGAGCATACGGCGGTGGATATCCGAGAGAAGAACGGTGAAAAATTTTCCGATGAACTCGTCGTGTCGAACCAGGCACGTGACGTGACACTTCTTTTTGCCCTGTACGCCCCGACGAAAAAACAATGGCTGAAAAAGTACATGGACTTCATCGCCTTTTTGAAAACCGGGAACAAAGGGTGGTTATCCCTTTACTTCCCGCAGTTGGAGTTGACAATGCGCGTGCATTATCTGGATAGTACGAACTTTACTCCGCTGACCTATCTCTGGACGGAAGGCGTCCAGGCGGGACGCTTCAAAGTGAAATTCCATGAACCGGAACCGGTTATTTAACACCATTAAAACGACGTTCAAACATGCTTTTAACAGTATATGACAGCAACAGACAGCAGAAAGCCGTCCTCTCCCCGGAGGACAGTTCCACGCAGGCGAAAGCACTACAGTCGGATAACGTCCTGACTCTTTCTTTCACCCTGTACGAGTATATTCCCCTGGACGTGAATGATTACGTGGACTTCGAGGGGGAACGATATTGGCTGGTGGAACGATATTTTCCGAATGAAAAGAATACGCAGGAATGGAAGTACGATGTGAAGTTTTACGGTATTGAAAGCCTGATAAAACGATTCCTGGTACTCAATACGGTGGACGGTGATCCGGAACCGGTATTTACCCTTACCGCTCCGCCGCGTGAGCATGTGGCCCTGATTGTAAAGGCTATCAACGACGGTATGAACCATACTACGGACTGGAAGGTCGGTACGGTGGAAGGCACGGATAATATAGTCATCGATTACGAAGGAAAATACTGCAATGAAGCCTTGAAGGAAGTCGCCGGGAAAGTGCCCGGGGCTGAATGGTGGGTAGAGGGCCAGACAGTGAATATTTGCCGTTGCGAACATGGCGAGGAGGTCACATTGGCTTATGGGCAGGGACTTACGGAGATTGAACGCGACAAGGCCGACAACGCTAAATTTTACACCCGTTTATTCCCGATCGGCAGCAGCCGAAACATTGATCCGGAAAAATACGGGCACAGCCGTCTCCAGCTACCCGGCGGTGAGAAATATGTGGATGTCAATGCTGACAAGTACGGCATCTTTCACCATTACGAGAAAGACGCATTCGCGGATATCTACCCGCGTCGTGTCGGTACGGTTGGCAGTGTGCGGAGCAAGCAGGCGAACAGTGAGGACGGTACCCCTTATACTATCTACTACTTTAAAGACGATACCCTGAATTTCGATCCGAACAATTACGAACTGGGTGGCAAGGTGAAACGTGTCTCTTTTCAGGAAGGCAGCGAATTGGCCGGGCTGGGAGATGATGAAGATGGGAACTACTATTTTGAGGTGAATTTCGACAGTGACACCCGCGAGTTCGAGATCATCACCATCTGGCCATACGATGACGACACGCAGCTCCCCGGTGACAAGCTGGTCCCGAAAGCTGGCGACAAGTATATCCTATGGAACACCCGTATGCCGGATGAGTATTATGCTCTGGCCGAGGAGGAATACCGAACGGCTGTGGATAAATACAATAAGGACAACGCCCTTGATATTTCGGTTTATAAGGGTCCGACCGATCATGTCTATATCGAGCAAAAGGGTATAGAACTTTATCTGGGGCGTCGTGTGCGTTTGGAAAGTACGGAATATTTCCCGGAGACAGGCTACCGGAGCAGCCGAATTACAAGGTTGACACGAAAAGTGACATTACCTTCACAGGTAGACCTTGAGATCAGCGACGCAGTCTCTACCGGTGTGATGGAATCCATCAATAACAATATCGAGAATGTAAAGAACTACACGAAGACAGCGGTGGAGGGGGCGACACAGCCCGACATAATCCGGAGTTGGGATAAGACGCTGCCTACGGATAACAACCTGTTCTCAGCAAAAAAAAGCCGGAATGAATTTCTGAATAAGAATGAGCGTGACCGCGCTAAAAAGAAGATCATCTTTGACGAGGGTATCGATGCCGGAGACTTTGAAGCCGGTGAACGTGGAGGAGCCATTGACGGCAAAGGAAACGCGGAATTGCTTTCCCTGGTCATTCGTGAATTGCTCCGGAGCGCCAAGTTTGTGGACGGACTTCTCGGTGAGGGTTTCCAGCTCTGGATCGATGAAAACGGACTGGCCAATTTAACACTGGATAAACTGACTGTCCGGCAGATCATGGTAGTGCTGGAACTATTGATTGAGAAAGTAAGAAGTATCGGCGGGCAGCTGTGTGTGTCGGCAGCCAACGGCAAAATAAAAAGCGTTGAAAAGCAAGACGGTTATTATTTTATCGCTTTCGAGCAGGATAATACTTTTATGGCGCATGACCTGATGCGTTGCGCCACTTTCAGCGGAAATACATTGCAAAGTTACTGGGTGGAGGTGGCCGGTGTGGAAGGCGGCAAAATTCTTGTAGCCGAGGAAGAATTTGAAACTTCACTACCTGTTCCGGGCGACGAATGTGTTTTGATGGGTAATACTGAAAATCCGCTCCGGCAGAACCTTATATTAATAAGCGCCACTGAGGACGGGCAGCCGAGAGTAGACGTGATGGACGGCGTAAAGGCAAAGAACTTCACGGACTGTCTGCGTGCCCGTCTCGGTAATCTGGACGGCATTAAAGATGACTGGTTCCCGGCAGACAATCAGCCGCACGGTGACGGCCTATACAGCGATAATGCTTACCTGCGCGGTACTTTCCTGCTGGTAACGGGCGAAGATATCAAGACGAAATTCGAAATCGTTGAAGGGAAAATAACAAGTTCCATCACAGCACTCCGCCAAGATTTCGCTGCCGATCGTGGTTATTTGAACAACGCCGCTTTTGCTGATGGTCTGGAAAAATGGAACACGGAGAACGAGACCGTGTTTTTCCTTGTAGGCAACCGCTGGATATGGGCAAATAACAACGTTCTCTCCAAAAAAGGAGACAGTGCGAGCGTGACGCAGGATGATGGACGTACTGTTGTCCGGATCCGTAACAAATATATCCTCCAGAAACGGGTGAACCTGAAAAGCGTCCCCTCTTTTCCTGGGAACGGTGAGGACAAAAAGGAGGCTGTTCCGGTTTATCTGACCTTCTTCTACCGTTGCGCGAAATCCGGTATCCTGCGGGTGGAATTCGAGAACGTTGATAAGACTGGTTTTGCGAATTTCAACAGCCTGGAAGTGGAGGAAGAACTGGCCGAAACGGACGGATACGTCCAGTACACGTGCAGTGGCCTATGGAATGGAACGGGTGATTTCAAACTGTCATTTACCGGTGATATCTACTTGTACATGCTTATCCTTTCCACCGACAGGGTGGAATCTTTGGCACATCGGTACAAGACTCTGTTTGAACAGTCGGAGCGACTGGTGAAGATATCGGCAGCCGTATTCGACAAAGACGAGAACTGTCTTCAGGAAACCGGTCTTATGGTGAAACCCGAGGGCTCCGGCATTTATATGCAGGGCCCCGACGGAAAACTTGCGCTGATCGGCGTGGGTGTAGAGGAAACGGATACTGCCGGAAATAAACGGACCGTGATAAAACTGACGGCAGAGAATATCCGTCTGGAGGGTGTAGTGACTGCGAACGATAATTTCAAGATTTTGGATGATGGGTCAATGGAGGCCAATTCCGGTACGTTTTCCGGGCATCTGAAGACAAAATTTCATCTGATAGAATCAAGCGATGCTGTATATTCGACCGATTCGGCACGTGGTGAGAGCGGCTATATGATCGGTCGGGAGCTGAACCTGAAGGTTGATATGGGCGGTTCCAGCAATGGTGCCGACATCATCCTTCCAAATGACGTGGGATATATCGGTTCCCGTGTAATCTTGTACAACGGTTGCCATCCCCCCTACACAAGGACGATTGGTTCTATCCGATACAGCACGGTACGTGTGGATGACGGCAGCCAGTTGCGCGGTACGAACGTCAATCTTGGCGAAGAGAGCCTTCTGTCCTATGTCGATCCGTACAAAATTGAGTGGATGAGCGGAATTATTGAGCTTATCGGTACTCCTGAATATAACGGGCAATTTGTTGTGGACTTGCTCTCATGGCGCGGAGCCTTCGCTTCCCCTCCTGTCTCGCCCTCAAATGGGTGGCTGTATTACGATGTGACAGCTAACCGCAACTACATGTACTGGTATGGTGAGTGGATCGAATTCCCAGCCTATGGAGATGATTCCGAAGACCTTCGCGTGACTTGGAAAGGTGTACTTTCTTCCGCTCCGGCAAACCCTGAAAAGAATTGGCTCTATATGACTTCTGTCAACCGGTATCTTCTTATCTACACAGGTGAGAAATGGGAAGATCTTAGTTTTAGTTTTAATTACCTGAGCAAATGCGGCTGGTGCGTTCTTGGCTTTAGCGCGCTTTCATACAAATATTACAAGGATTAATAAATAAGGAGAAATAGTTATGGCACTAACAGAAGCGGAAAAAACCGAATTGAAAAAAGATATTCTGAACGCTATCAAAGCGGAGAGTCAGGGTGTTGACGAACTGACCGAGGTCACCTCGCTGGATAATATCAAGAGCCTTCCGGCGATGCGTGGGCAGGAGGTTGTGCTTGCCCCCATCTCATTACTGAAAAAACCGGCAGAGGATGCCGCTGCC